TGTGCTCAAATAATAAAGGTAATATTTGATAGAGAACCTGATTTTAATTTTACTATTCCTTTGAGTTTTGATATATTTGGACAACAAGCCTTGGGTTGGATTACAAAAAAAGCTATTGAATTTATGAATGAAGAAAGAGAATCAAAGGAACAAAAACACGTAGAAGCAATACAGGAAAAATACATAGAAAAATATTTAAAAGAATATGGAGAAGAAAGTGTGGGTTTTGACGTGGATGAGTTATTGAAAAAATTGGACAAGGAGAGTAGTTAAATGGCAAAAAAGAAAAAGGATAAAGAATTGGTTACTACAGCAAGTACATTAGATGCTGCAAGAAAATCTATTAGAAAAAAATATGGCGACGTTGTAGGTGTTATGGGAGACAAGAATGCATTGGTTATAGACACTATTTCTACAGGTAGCCTTAGTTTAGATGCTGCTCTCGGGAGAGGTGGTTTTGCTTTAGGTAGAATCTATGAAATATACGGAATTCCATCATGTGGGAAAACGAGTTTGGCTATGTCTGTAATAAATCAAGCACAAAAACGTGGTCTTCGTTGTGTTTTTGTGGATGCTGAACACTCTGCAGATCCAAAATTATTCAAAAATATGGGTGTTAATTTAGAGGAACTTTTGACGATAAAAGCTTTCTCAGGCGATGAGAATTTAGATTCTTTAGAAATGATGATGAAGACGGGAGAAATTGATATTGCTGTGATTGATAGTGTTTCTGCTTTGATTCCTAAAGCTGAGGCCGAAGCTTCAATTGGCGATGATTTTATTGGGTTGTTAGCTCGTCTTATGTCTAAAGCACTAAGGAAACTTTCACCTATAGCAAGTGAAACAAACACCTTACTTATTTTTGTTAATCAAATTAGATCTAAAATTGGAGTTTATGGTGACCCAACAGTCACCTCAGGGGGTATTGCCCTTGATTTTCATGCAACAGGTAGAATAGTGGTTAAAGGTGGGGAGTATAAAAGTTCCAGAATTTTTCAACCAATTACTGATGAGGTTGTTGGGCATGTTACTAGTTTTCATGTGAGAAAAAACAAACTTGCTGCACCATTTAGAAACGCTTCTGTTCCTTTGATATATGGTGTAGGATATGATGTTTGTTGGGAAGTTTTGATATTGTCGGAACAATTAGGACTGATTGAGAAATCAGGTGCTTGGTATAAATATAAGGATAAAAATTTTGCTCAAGGTGAATGGATGGCTAAAGAATATTTGAGGGAGAATGAAGAATTGTATATTGAATTACGAGAAGAAGTTATTAATATGTTAGGATTAAGAGAATTTTATAATGAGCAAACAAGCAGATAAAATTTATCAAATATTAAAAGAATTATTTCCACATAATATTATATTAAAAGAATATTATTTATATTATAAAGGAACACGTTTGTTTTTTGATTTCTTTGTAAAGGACCTTCTTTTTTTCTTGGAGATCCAAGGGCAGCAACATTTTAAATTTATAAAGCATTTTCACAATTCGATGGGGGGTTTTCTTGAACAAAAAAGAAGAGACAATTTAAAATTAGAATATATTGAGGAGCATGAAAGATTATGTTTAGTGAGATTTAATTATAATGAAAATGTAACTAGAGAGATGCTTTTAAAGCGAATAAATGAGACGTTGGATAGCAAGGTTGGATATGTCTAAAAAATTAACGTATGAATTTATTAAAAAACAATTTGAAAAAGAAAATTATAAACTTTTAACAAAAATCTATAAAAATAGTAAACAAAAATTAAAATATATTTGCCCTAAAGGACATAGACATTCTATAAATTGGAGTGATTGGCGGCAGGGTATTAGGTGTGGAATTTGTTGTACTAATAATAAAAGACATACAATTGATTTTGTAAAATCAGAATTTGAGAAAGAAGGATATAAATTACTAACTAAAATATACAAAAATAACAGACAAAAATTGGATTATATTTGTCCAAAAGGACATAAACATTCTATATCTTTCAATGATTGGGATAATAAGAAAAGAAGATGTTTTTATTGTTTTGGAAATGTATCACCCACTACTGAATTCGTTAAAAAAGAATTTGAAAAAGAGGGGTATACTCTATTATCTAAATATATTAATTCGATGAAACCTTTGAAGTTTATATGTCCAAGAGGGCATAAATATTTTATTAGATGGAATAATTGGAGAATTGGTAGTAGATGTCGTGTATGCAGTGTAGAAGACAAATATTGTTCTGGTACTTGGAATTGGAAAGGTGGAACATCTAATTATTGTCCAATGTGGACAAGAAAAGATTTCAAGGAAAGTATTAAAATACGTGATGGTTATAAATGTTTGAACCCAGATTGTTGGAAAGAAAAAAGAACTGAATGTGGAGCACAATTGTCTATACATCATATAAATCATGATACTGAGGATTGTGTAGGTAGAAATTTAATAACTTTATGTAGATCATGCAATAGCAGAGCCGAGGGTGGTAAAGATCGTGAATGGCATGAAGTTTGGTATAAAGCGATAATGTATAGGAGATATAATTATGTCTGATATTATAATTTTAGATAAGAAAAAAGATGCGCGTAATCCAGACAGAAAAAAAGACTGTCCTGATTTTATCCCTTTGAATGATGGGACTATAGCAGGAGACCGTAAATACTGTGATAGGTCTAAGGAATGTAGACAGTTCGATCCTATTACTAAGATGGGGTTTTGTTCTGAATGGCACGAGTGGTATGAATTTTATACAGATGAAAATGGAAAAATGGTAAAAGAAAAATGTATGGATTATCTTTGTACAGGAAACTTTCCTATATTTGAGGAAAGAACTGATGACGAAGAAGCTTCTTAAAAGGACTTGACAAATGGATAAAGATGTATTATTTTTTAAAGATATGGCACCTGACAAAGAGTTCGTTGAGAAAGTTTTTCATTTGGATGTTAGAAAACTTGAAGGTATAGATGGTATTGAAATAAGTAAATACTGTATAGCATTATCTCAGTATCTAATCTTTTTAAAATACCAAATCAATAAAACCAAATCTGAGTTGCTTAATAAAAAAAGATTAGTAGAAGGAACTTTAGATATATTATTAACTAAAGAGTTAATTAAAGAATATGGCACTAAGACAAATGCTGTAGCACGTATAATGTCAACTTCTAAGGAGTTAATAGAACTTAATAAGTTAATGGAACCTTTAAAAGATGAGATCGTTCTTGTAGAAGGTATGGATAAAGTGATAGGTGAATTGATTTCTTCTTTTAAAAGAGAATTAACTCGTAGAGAAAATGAATTGTATAGAATAAGGCAGGAGAGAAAGTTATAATGAAGGAACTTGAATTAAAACAAATGTTTTGTAAAGCAACTGATGAGAGAGCATTGATGGCTTTTTCTTTTAAGAGTATGGATTATTTTTATACTTTGGTTGCCAAAATGACAGAAAAAGATTTTCTTTATAATGAACATTCCACACTTTTTGTTCTTTTAAAATCTTTATTAAATAAAGGTATAGATAAATTCGATTTGGCTATGGTAGTAGATGTTGCTAGAAATGAGGGGTGTCTGCAAAGCATTGGTGGTATAGATTATGTACACAGTATAAGTAATGTATCTGTATCACACGGTAATTTTAATGTTTATTTGGATAATGTTCTTGAAGCTAGCACTAAATATAAATTACACACGCTTTTGAAAGATGGAATTGCTAATATAATTGATAACGCTAAGACAGACACAAAAAGTTCTGATCTTATGGGTGCTGTAGAAAATAAAATTCTTGCGTTGTCTACTGACAGTAAAGCAATAGCTGAGCCAAAAGATTTTGCTGATGGACTAGCTGAATTTATTGAGGAACGAAAAGAAAATAGAATTGAACAATCAGGATTGTCCACTGGTTATACTATTTTAGATAAACAAATAGATGGTTTAATACCTGGAACTTTGTTTGTTATTTCTGCCCGACTAAAAGATGGTAAATCTACGTTTCTAACTAACGTAGCTTTAAATGCTGCTTATAGATTAGAGAAAACAGTTCTTTATATAGACACTGAAATGCCATTTTCACAATGGAGAACGCGCGCTATAGCAGCACTTAGTGGTGTAAAAGAACGTGATATTATACATGGTGGGTATTCAAAAGAAAACTACAGTCAAATAATAGAAAAGTGTGTTAGATTGGTTGATAAAGGTAGACTGTATCATGAATATATGCCTGGTTATAGTGTAGATAAAGTTGTGGCTTTATATAAGAAATATAAAATTAAACATAACTTAGGTCTTATTATGTTTGATTACTTAAAAGAACCCGATCCTACCTCTACCGATAGAAGTAGAAAAGAATACCAATTGTTGGGAGATATTACTACTGTACTTAAAGACTTGGCAGGACAATTAGATATACCAGCAGTCACAGCAGTTCAGATTAACAGGTCAGGTCAAATAGCAGACAGTGATAGAATAGCAAGATATGGTGATGTTATCGCTCAGTGGATGAGTAAAGATACCAAAGAATTGGAAGAGGATGGATATCAAGCAGGAACACATAAGCTTGTAGTTAGGGACACACGTAGAGGCGGAGCAACACCTGAGGAAGGTATTGGATATCATTTCTTTAAAGAGCAGTTGTTCATAAAAGAAGTTGGTATAGAAAATCAAAAGATTGATTACAGTAGATTAATAAATAAAGGTACAGCTTATTATGATGACAACGAAACACTCTAAGATTGATGAATATAGATCTAAATTAAAACACATGAAGAATGTTGTTGATCCTAGGTATCTTTTGGAATCTTTGGGATTTGAGATTGATCGTGAAACCCCAAAAGAAATTAGATGCCAATGTAGAATTCATGGTGGTGATAATACAACAGCTTTTAGATTTAATAAGGAAACAAAAACGTGGCAATGTTTTACTAGACATTGTGATGAAATATATGGTAGTGATGTTATAGCCCTTATACAAGCAAAAATGAATGTAGATTTTAAAGGCGCTGTTGATTATCTTAGAGACTTAGTTGGTGACGTAGATGATTTAGAATTTAAATCCTTACAATATCAAATGAGGCGCGAGAAGGAAGAATTTGAAAACAGGTATGGAAAACACCATGTGAGTAATTCTATAGTTACAGAAGAATGTCTTAGGCAATTCAAGGCGTTTCGGTCGAGCCATTTTTTGATGGATGGTTTTTCCGAAGAGACCCTTAATTATTTCGAAATCGCCGGAGGATATGTCGATAGAAATAATTTTCAAAGAGATATAATTCCAATAAGGGATGTTGATAATAAATTAGTAGCCTACAGTATGAAAGATATAAGACGTGATGTTAATAGTGATCGTAAATATATCTTGACTACTGGGTTTAATAAAGACCGTGTTCTTTATAATTTAAATAA